AACGCACCAAACCCTACAGTTCCTAAATTACTAGTTAAATCGATTCCTGTCAAGCCTACAGTCATATCAGCAACTGTAGTAGAACCAACAGCAGAACCCGCTGTAACACCGGTTAATCCTACCCTCATTTGATCTACTGTTGTAGATCCAACCGCGGATCCCATAGTAACTCCACTAGGATTTACAATTAAAGTGTCATCAACTTGTGGACTGCCAATAGCAGATCCCATTGAGTTTCCGCTAATTTCATAAGTTTGTTGATTGCCAAGAGAACCTACAGCTGATCCTATTGTTACACTACCTAAACCTTGTTGGTGATCTGCACCATCATTTATACTTAAAGTTCCTAATGCAACTCCTGAAGAAACTCCAGTGACCCCAAAGATCATGTCAAAGTTTTGTGTGGTGCTTCCTTGTGCCGACGTAATTGATTGACCAGAAACTGCAATAATACTTGCAGGTGATATAACTAATTCACCACCCCATTGGTTATCTCCCCATGCAGACTCGCCCCATCCTTCTGGACCTTGAGACATATTCATTTCAAGTCCAGTTAATATTGCGCCAGATTCATCTGTGCCCCACTGGTTTGATCCCCAAGTATCTCTACCCCAACCGTTTTCAGATTGAGCATAATCTAAAGTGCCCAACACAGCTGACATATTTGTTAGTGTTGGAAGAGCAACAATAGGATCAAAACTATCTCCCCATGGTTCTTCACCCCAAGCATCTCTACCCCAACCGTTTTCAGAGAAAGCAGAAAGATCCGCTAAACTTGATGCAATGGTTAAACTACTTGGTAAAATATCTACGTGGTTTTGAGATCCATATTGGTTCTCACCCCATAATCCTGCTCCCCAGGTATTTTGAGTAACGTCAATAGCACCACCCATTCCGATGCCGTGAACATAACAATAATAATAAAAATCAGTTGAAGACGCAGGTGCTATTTCTACGTATCTTGTAGTTGCTGCGTTAAAATTTGTAGTGTTTCTGTAAGTGGATTCGTTGCTGGCACCATCTAAATAATATGTAACACCAGCTGAAATAATATTACTATTAGGATCGCCAGTGTTAGTAGTAAATAATAAAGGGTGATTATTATTTGAAGCATCGCTTTGATCAAAACGTAACGTGCCACCTTCAACCCATTCAAGGGCCATGTCACGTGAGCCATTAAGGTAAAATACATTCCCCGTGCCACCAGAAATATATAAAGTTCCGGATGCGACCGTTACTGTGTACGTTTGGTCCGCCATAAGGAATTATCTCCTTACGTCAGTCTTATGATAGCTGAGCTAGAATCGTTAGTTGGAAACTGAATTGTAAAAGTTCCTGAAGAAACTGTTTTGTCTCCTCCGAAAGCTATTACACAAACTGCGTTTGTAGTACCAGATCCTCCAGCTGTAGTCGTGTTGTAAATTAAACAACCGTTAGCTGTGAATGAAGCACTAGTAAAGCTTATGTCAGAAAAATCCGTGAACGCAGTAGTAGAAGTTAAACCAACTCCTGTGTTAGTTAGAGTGGCTCCTCCCGCAGAATAACCAGATCCAGATATTTCGTTTCCTGTTGCGTAAGCAGTTGTAGTAGCGTCTAAAGATGCAGAGCTAGTATACATTGCAAGTTTAAATGTGTCCCCTCCGTTTCCAGAAGTATCTAAACTGTGCTTACCTTGTAAAAGCTCTTGTTTAAAGCTTGAACATATTGCTGATGATATCGCCATAATTTAATCTCCTACGGGTTTGCTGAGTTTACTGGTATACGAACAGCGCCATCAGTGTAGTCATTCGTCTCTTCTTCGTCTACCAATTTGCGCTCCCGCAAACTTCTGTACCTCTTGTTTATATTTATTTTCATATAATGTCAACATATCCATTGGACCTTTTAAAAATCCATATGCCTCAACCAAACAAGCATATAGAAGCCCTTGAGGGAAATGCAGGCTGACATAGTTGGTTTGATTACTAGATTCTAGTGTAGCAGGCATTTTATTATAGTATATATTAAATAGGTAATTAGCATCTGGTGTAGGTGCCACATAGATACCTCCAGATGTAGTCGTACTTAACCCAGTAGATCCACCAAACATAGCGTAGTATTTAGGCAGACCTGTTACGTCTTGACCCGTTTGAGAGCCTTCTGGTCCTGTTAGTTTTCCTACGTATTCTGAAATATATGTCTGATCTTTTTTCTCTAGCCATTGACCAGCACCATTTGTATTGGCTGTAGAATTAAATACTTCAATACCCCTTACAAAAAATGCCCCTGCAGGAACATTAATAGTATTATCATCTGCAACAAAAGTTCCTTGTGATGCAAATCTATCAGAGTCCATTGGAATATCTAAAAATATTCTTTGTTGTGCATTTAAAATTAAATTTTCTAAAACATCTGTTGTTAAAACATTGGAGTCTACTTCCGTGTAACTTCTAATTTGTGTAACTAATGTAGTGTAACTAATTCCTGACATATTATGCTCTTTGGTTTACAGGTCCTGCAAACACAAAAAATCCTCCTCCAGTTTCTGCACTAGATGCAACAGCAGCTAAATCAAAAGTAAAACTATTGCTATAGTTTTGTGATGAGCCGGCATCGTTAGTTGCGCTTTTTATTTGTCTTGTTATCTTATATGATCCAAAAACTTTTGCACCTGAATCATGAGTGGTTGCAACAGTTTTGGGATAAGTTCTTCCATAAGTTGGTGATGATGTTCCTCGAGTACATCCGGTTAAATCGTTTCCTGCTTTACCTGTGTATTGAATTGTTTCATCCTGATACTCTCCAAAGGTTGAAGAGCTAGAATCTTCATCGATTTTTTCTATTACAATAAAACCGCTAGTTGGAAAATTAGTTGCATCTGTTAAAGTTATAGTAGTAGCGGACGCAGAAATATTTCCATTTAAAGTAGTTCCCATTTGAAGCCTGTCTACAGATACGCCTCCAACTGGAGACTTAACCTCATAAAATCTTATAGCATCATTTGTTTGAAACGGATTTGTATCATCAAGAATTATATCGTCTGATGTTTGAACATTTACTACAGTTGATGCAGCTATTGTTGTAAAAGGATCTGTTCTTAAAACAGAGGAAGTTGGTAATGCTTCTCTTGCCGGTCTTGCATGTTGTAAAGCTTGTGGATCAGCAGTTGTTGGTCTAGGTTGTAATTGTGGTTGTTTAGGCTCATACTCTGAAGTATGCACCCATGCACCATTCCATTCTTGCACCATTTCTCTATATGGATATCTTAGACCTGATCGGTCTGAGATCATGTATGCGTGTTTACCTGAAGCAAAATTACCCATTAACCAATCTCCGGATAGTATACTTTCGGACTAATATATGTACTTACTGGTGAGCCATCTTCTGAAAGTGCTCTTTGTAATTCATCTTCATAATATAATTTCATTTGTTGAGCAGCTTGTGGGTTATATTTTTGTGCTAAATAAAAAGCTAAACCTGAAGCCATACAAGGAACAAATCTGTATGGTACGTCTGCAGCGTTAGTGTAAGCGTCCCCAACATCTTGAATTCTTCTTACGTAATAATAATTGATAGTGTTTCCTGCTTGAGAAGCACCTGGTGTTAGATATAAAGTGATAGTAGTTCTATCTATAAATCTTTGAACCCAATATTGAGTCGGAGTTCCTTTATCAGTTTTGTTTGAAAAAGCAGAATATTGAGATCTGCTTATTTTTGTTAATGGTGAATCAGCGTTAGAAGAGTTTCTGTACACAGCTTCTAAAACATCATCAACACCATATACAGCAGTGGCGTCTGAAGTACCATCACCGGTTGATCGGTACATGATATATTCAGATTGGCCATCTACTAAAGTTATTGAATTATTTGCTACTTCCCAATAGTGCAGTCCTCTGTTGGACCACTCTTGAAACATGATATTTAAAGATCTTCTGGCTGTTCTTAATTGATAACCAGAAACACCTTGCATACCTATTCTTTCGTATGCTTCTTCAATTATTTCATCTATCTGAAAGTTCTTATCAAAAACATAAGAACCCGAAGTAGTGTTCGCCATGTTACGCTCCTGTGATAGTTAGTGTAGCGCTTCCGTCAGATCCTGTTGTTTGTGATAATGTTGCACAAATTCCATCTTTAAATAAAATTCCA